ACCTGGTGCAGTTACCACGACATCAGCACAGACTGCGTGATAAGGTGACTTTGGATGGAAAAATATACCAGCTTTCATTAATTCCCCGCAGTTTTTAAGTCTCGCGATCTCAAAGTCTAATCGCTTGTTAGCAGTGCCTTGTATAACTGCTGCAATCTGTGCATCTGCTGCTTGTTTACATTGTTCTCCTAGTTTTTTATCAAGTGGTATGGATAGAGTTGCAGATAGACCTACGTTAAAGTTTTGATTCGCCTTCATATCAGTACGTACAGGTTTGTACCAGATAGGATCGAGAACTCCATTGGTAGTTTGATCAGGTATACCATCACCTGTATCTACATCCTGTTCAATAACTATATCAGCACCATCTTCAAACCACCTACTACCGTCTGCCTTGGTTCTAGTATCATACCAAGTCTCCCAAGGGTAGTTTTTTACTGTCACTTGTTGTTTAATAGTTCTACCACTAAAGTCTGACAAATTATATTGTGGATCTTGAAAGAAATCTTCCCAAGGATCTTTACGTGAATCACTGAACTGTAAGTATGGTGTAAGGTTGAACGTTGCACCTTGACATTGCACACCACCACCATAGGTGTTAGTGATATAAGGACCTTGTAAAACCTGTATTGCCTGGTTGGTTACTGAGCCTGAACTATTCGCGATTGGATTTGCAGTAGCAGACACACCACCCACACCTTCTGCTCTTAAAGGTACAGATTGAACGCTGAGAAGCGTTGCTATTACTGGGTAAATGTACTTGTTGTATCTGTGACGGACTCTATAGTTGTTACTCTTTGAATTATTGTTTGATTCGTCATCCCAGCTCCTTGATAGCTCTGGGTAAATTGAAATGCTTCGCCTGGATTGTTTATTGTGAAACTGTTTTGTGCAGAGAAGTCTAAGTTGTCGAATGAACTTGTTACCGTTCCAGTTACGGCTGAATCTCCTGACCCCACTGTGGGGTTCACTGTTACTGTTGATGTATTCACTGGGGGATTCAATGGTTGCCCATTGTTTTTTATTCCTACCCCTGTCACGCTGTATTCCCATCCTGTACGATAATCAATTGAATTTATGGTCTCCGTTATTGTACTTTCAGTTTCCGTATGGCTCGTCATAGAGCCTTGCTGAAAATTAGGGACCACAGGCACCGCAAGGGTTCTCAGTGGTATCCCTAGAAAGCATATTAATAGGATTCCTATGCGTTTCATTATATATAAGGTTTTTATCGGATTGTGATTTCAGTGACAAACTGTCCAGTAGCTGAGGTACCACTTCCACCAGCTGTTAGAGCCATCGCTCCAGCAGTACTAATGGTTCCAGCCAAGGTATCTTTTGAACCAGGTGCTGTTGAAATTGTGTTACTGTAACCGTTTACATCACCTACATCAGCAGCAGTAGTTACGATAGCGTCGCCAGTTGTTATGTTCTGTGTATATGAATATGAATTACCTTGAGTAGTCTGTACTGCATCAGGTAATGCAAAAGTAGCAACACCTGTTGCACTGACTGCTGAGATACCACCTAAGTTACTTGCAGCACTACCACCTGTCGGTGTAATAGTTGTGGTGACACCAGATCCACTGGTGCTATACGAGTTTCCAGCTCGTGACACGGAAGTATAACCTGCATCTACTTGTAGTTGGACACTACTTGTGAGGCGATGTGTCAAATCTGCACGTGCAATTCCTGGTGCAGTCAAAGATATAAGCATAACAAAGGGGAGATAGGATTTCATTTTAAGTGCCCTTTTTTCTTAAAGCTATTTAGCAATTTATTTAGTCAAAATAAGTAATAATACGGACATTTCTACCTCAACCGTACTTGTATATTTGTACTACCTACGCTAAATATAGTTGGTCGCCTTCGGGGACTACAAATTACATCTCGCTTTATAAGGAGAACTATTATGCCAGGACTATCACGTTTTGCGTCCAAAGATATGGACGTACTTGTTGACGCAATCAACAAATATAGTGTCGGATTAGATGACACATTTACAAGATTACACGCTTTCGGTCTAAACCCCCAGAGCAGTTCTTATCCTCCGTACAACATCCAAAAACTCAATGATAATGAGTGGAAGATCGAACTAGGTTTAGCAGGTTGGAGCAAAGAAGAGGTAGAAGTATCTACCAAAGAAAAGCAACTACATATAAAGTCAAAGAAAGAAAGACCAAGTGAAGGAAACGATGAGTTTCTACACCGAGGACTAGCAGCAAGATCATTTGATAGGATTTTTAACCTATCAGAAGATGTGGAAGTCTCTAGTGTTACATTTTGTAACGGATTGCTGACAATATCTCTGGAAAGAATCGTTCCAGAAGCACAACAGAGGAAAGTTTATGAAATTACTTAACACTCCTTTTACTGTGATAAAGAAAGCTATCGCAGATATTAAAAGAAAGAAAAAACCGAATGAAAAAAGCAAATGAGGTGATGATGCACCCATTGTGGGCAGGACCTGTTATCATACTCGGTATGATGTTTGTAATACAGACACTTCATACCATCACCCACTGGCATATGGAAATAGATGCTGATGCATACTGTAGAAACAATGCTGAGTGGGTGGAGTCACAAACAAGTGACGATGATTGGTAACATATATAATGTACAACAGAAGAGACCGACAGGTCTCTTTTTTATTTGGATTATTATGAACCACTATTTTAACTGTGTTCCTAGGCATACCAAAGAGTTTGAAAGTATTACTCTGGATGTGCCAAAAGAAAATGTTGAAGAAGTTCTTTACTTAGCACGGACACTTGCTGATGAAAAGAACATAACTGCACGTAGATCTTTCGGAGAGATCGTTCGTGGTGTATACTATCAATTAATGGATAAAAACTATGACCGCAAAAATCGTAAGACTTCTCAACGGAGAGGACGTGATAGCTGACGTAAAGGAAGCTTATCCTGACGAGAAATCTTATCAACCTATCGGTTATGTACTAACAAATCCATATCAAGTAACATTAAATGCTACTGCTGAGATGTTATTTGAAGAAGGTACTACTGACTCTCCTCAGAAAATTAATGACTTGAATCTGGAACTGTTCCCTTGGATTCCTTTGTCACAAAACAACTCAACCCTCGTTACACTTGGAACTGTATCAACAATCTACAGTCCACATCCAGAGGTATTGAGTAAATGGGAACATCTAACAAAGGTACATCACAATGAATCCGTTGAAAATAGTAGTGCTGAAAGACCACAGTCACTTGATGGGTGAGGTAACAGAACTGGACGAAGAACCAAGTTACCTTATACAAAATGTCTTCAAAATAAATGAAGGATCTTTCGACAAGTATCCTCTGTATACAGATCAGAGGGATATCTTCTTGACATCTGACGTTGTTTTGACTATAGTGGATCCATCGGAAGACACCGTGACCAATTACAAAAAGGCACTTTGAGTTCAATCTATACAAACGTGACCCTGTTGGGTGACTCCATTCTTTGTCGTGGATACGAGGATGGAGAACCTGTAGCATATAAAGATATAATCAAACCAACCTTATACGTTCCCTCACCTAAAGGTAAGTGGAAGACTCTCGAAGGTAAACCTATGGCACCTGTCAAACAGGATGGTGCCAAACGTGCTAGAGAGTTTATTGAAAAGTATAAAGATGTAGAAGGATTCGCAGTACACGGATACGAGAGGTTCGTATATCAGTGGATATCAGAAAAGTATCCTCAAGAGATGCGTGCCAATATGGATCTGATGAGAATCTATACTATTGATATCGAGGTTGAGTGTGAGAATGGATTCCCTGATGTAGATGCAGCAGCAGAAAGAATGCTCTGTATTACTATCAAGGATTTTGCTACAGGTAAGTTTATTACTTGGGGAACTCGTGAGTATGAAGGTGGTGGAACTGACTATCGTCTCTATAACAACGAGCAAGATATGCTCGGTGCTTTCCATAAGTGGTGGGTACAGAATACACCTGACATTGTGACAGGATGGAACTGTAACCTATATGATATACCTTATATTTGTAGGAGAATCGAGAGTCAACTTGGTGAGAAGTTTCAAAAAAGTTTGTCACCTTGGAACCGAGTTAATATGAGAGAGATCTATATCCAAGGACGTAGGAATCTTTCATATGATATACTTGGTGTTTCAATCTTAGACTATCTTGATCTGTATAGGAAGTTTACTTATACTAATCAGGAGTCCTATCGATTAGATCATATCGCTACTGTTGAGTTGGGCGAAGCAAAACTTGATCACTCAGAGTATGAGAACTTCAAAGCGTTCTATACTAATGACTGGAATAAGTTTGTTAAGTACAACATCCACGACGTTGAACTGGTTGATCGACTAGAGAAGAAGATGAAACTGCTTGAACTAGCAGTTGTTATGGCATATGATGCCAAGGTTAACTTCCAAGATGTGTATTCCCAAGTTCGTATGTGGGATACTCTCATCTACAATTACTTAAAGGAGCGTAAGATCTGTGTCCCTCCAAGACAAGAATCTAGAAAAGATGAAAAGTATGCTGGTGCGTATGTTAAAGAACCTAAGCCAGGTCTCTATGACTGGGTGGTGTCTTTCGATCTCAACAGTCTGTATCCTCATCTCATTATGCAATATAACATCTCTCCAGAAACCCTTGAAGAGAGACGACATCCAACCGCCAGTGTTGAAGGATTGCTCACCCAAACTATTTCCATCGGAGGGAACAGTGCTGTGTGTGCCAACGGAGCCCAATACCGCAAAGATATAAAAGGGTTCTTGCCTGAGATGATGCAGAAGATCTATGATGATCGTGTCATCTATAAGAAGAAGATGATCTCTGCTAAGAAACAGTACGAAAAGACTGGTGATGAGAAACTGCAAGATGATATATCTGCATTTAATAATATCCAGATGGCACGTAAGATTCAATTGAACTCTGCCTATGGTGCTGTTGGCAATCAGTATTTTAGATACTATAATGTAACTAATGCTGAAGCAATTACATTGTCAGGTCAAGTCTCGATCCGTTGGATTGAGAACAAGATGAATTCTTACATTAACAAAATTTTAAAAACTGAGGAGATTGATTATGTTATTGCTTCTGATACCGATTCCATTTATCTTAATTTGGGTCCTTTGGTTGAAACTGTATTCAAGGGCAGAGAGACAAGCGATAAAAGCATTCTCAGGTTCCTTGAAAAGGTGTGTGATGTGGAATTTGAAAAGTATATTACGAATTCTTATGAAGAACTGGCAACCTTTGTAAATGCATACGAGCAGAAAATGTTTATGAAGCGAGAGAACATCGCTAACAAAGGCATTTGGACTGCTAAGAAGAGATACATTCTCAATGTATGGAATAGTGAAGGTGTTCAGTATGCTGAACCTAAACTAAAGATGATGGGTATCGAAGCAGTTAAGTCCTCCACACCTGCATCCTGTCGTGTAGCGATTAAGGAAGCATTGAATGTGATTATGAACGGTAATGAGAAAGATGTCCAAGAATACATTGCGAACTTTAGAAAGAATTTTGAAGCGTTGCCTCCTGAAGACATTGCTTTCCCTAGAGGTTGTAATAACCTCGCTAAGTTTAGTGGTTCATCACAAATTTATGTTAAAGGTACTCCGATTCACGTACGTGGAGCTTTACTATATAATTTCCACATTAAACAAAAAAAGTTACAACATAAGTATCCCCTCATACAGGAGGGCGAGAAAGTTAAATTCATTTATCTCAGGACACCGAACCGAATAAGTGAAAACGTAGTCTCTTTCTTTCAAACTTTGCCTAAAGAATTTGGACTTGACAAATCACTCGATCTTGATCTACAATTTAAGAAGAGTTTCCTTGATCCCTTACAAGTAATCCTTGATACGATCAATTGGAAGGCAGAGAAAATTGCAACCCTAGAAGATTTTTTCCTATGACTATGACAAGTTCATACCTTACTGACATTATTTCCACTATTGATAATGAATACGCTTCGCTCGCTAGTGACGGCATTGCTGCTGGTGATATATCTAATTTTATTGACACTGGTAGCTATATTTTTAATGCTCTTGTGTCTGGTAGTATCTTTGGCGGTCTTCCTTCAAACAAGATTACAGCACTTGCAGGAGAAAGTTCGACAGGTAAGACGTTCTTTACGATATCGGTAATGAAACACTTCCTCAACACACATCCAGAAGCAGGTGTTTTCTTTTTTGAATCTGAGTCTGCTGTCTCTAAGGATATGCTAGAGGATCGTGGTGTTGATACTAAACGTGTCGTTATGATGCCTGTTGTTACTGTACAACAGTTCCGTCAACAAGCATTAGTTGTTGCTGACAATATTCTTAAGATCAAAGAAGAAGACAGACGACCTGTTATGTTTGTTCTTGATAGTCTTGGTATGCTTTCTACTACAAAAGAGATTGAAGATAGT